CTGAAATGGCTACAAAAAGCAAATGACCATCAGATTACGCCTAAGGGCGATTGGTGGAACATTTGGCTCTTGCTTGCTGGTCGTGGTGCTGGCAAGACACGCTGTGCTGCTGAGTGGGCATGGTGGGAAGCATGGACTAAGCCAAAGACACGGTGGCTAGTCAGTGCACCAACTTCTGGCGATGTCCGTGATGTGTGCTTTGAAGGTGATTCAGGGCTGATCAATGTCATACCGCCTTTGATTGTAGAAGCCTACAACAAGAGCCAGCACGAAATCACGTTGGTGAATGGCTCAATACTCAAAGGCATTGCAGCATCTGAACCTGACCGCTTTCGTGGTCCACAGTTTCATGGCGGTTGGCTTGATGAGCTGGCTGCATGGGATTACCTTGATGATGCTTGGAACATGATTCAGTTCGGTATGCGGCTTGGTACACAGCCACGACTGATCTGTACCACAACACCAAAGCCAAAGCCGTTGATTGTCGATCTGACCAACCGAGACGGTGAGGACGTGATCTATACATCGGCATCGACGTATGACAACATCAAGAACTTGGCGCCTAGCTTCCAGAACCAGATCATGCAGTACGAGGGTACGAAGCTAGGACGTCAGGAGATCTATGCCGAGATCATTGACCCAGAAGAGTCAGGCATCATCAAACGTGCTTGGTTCAAGCTTTGGCCGAATGATAAACCGTTGCCACGCTTTCAGTACGTTGTGCAATCATATGACTGTGCCACGTCCGATAAGACCAAGAACGATCCGACCGCGTGCACTGTGTGGGGTGTGTTCAAGCCAAGTGACGATAAGCCGATGTCGGTGATGCTGATCGACTGCTGGGAGGAGTACATGCAGTACCCAGACCTACGACCTAAAGTGGTCGAGGAAGCCGATGCGATCTATGGCGATGAGAACGAATGGGGCCATGGCAAGAAGGTCGACATGATCGTGATCGAGGACAAGTCGGCAGGCATCAGCTTACTGCAGGACTTACAAAGAGCCGGCTTGCCAGTGCGGAGCTACAACCCCGGAAACGCTGACAAGATGATGCGACTAAACATTGTGTCGCCTATCATTCAACGTGGCCGAATCTACATACCTGAGTCAATGACAAACCCTGGCATGGCAAGAGACTGGGCTGAACCGCTGATTACTCAGTTGTGTTCGTTCCCTGAAGTGCGCCATGACGACCTTGTTGACTCGACCACACAAGCTTTGCGCATAATGCGTGACATTGGGCTCATCAGTATCGATCCAGTGTATGATGCGAACGACTCGTACGACGAGGATCGACCTAAGAGGGTGAACCCATATGCCGTTTGATGACTTAGCACAAATGCGGGCCGAGATGCTTATGCGTCAAGACCCAAACGTATACGACGATGGCGCAAGTCAACTAGGCATGAACCCTTATATGCAACCTGTTGGGTTGTTTGGCAAAGGTAAGCCAAAGCCAGTTGCACCACCGATCGATATACAACGACGTTCTATACTTGGCTTAAAGCCACAAGAGCCAATGCCAGCAAACTTGCCGGCTGTGAGATCGTCCGATGTGCCTGTGCCAAGTGCAGTGCCTGTACCACAAGCACCGACTCAACAGGCACCTCAACCAGCACAACCTGCGCCATTAACTCAGTTGGCGAACAAAGCACTAAACACACCGATATCGAGACGTGAAGTACTAAAGAAGACAGGCCAAGTTGCATTGAACCAAATGCTGCCAAGCACAAGCATTGCATCTGAAGTCGTATCACCATTGGCTCAAGTTGCTAAAGCAGCGCCTGCATATGACAAGAATGCAATCATTGGTGCAATATCATCATTCATTACGGACAAGATGACCGACACATCAAGTGACTTAGCCGAAGAGCTAATGAACAAAGGTGTTTGGGAGCCTGATGATCCGTTTGATGCTGATCCTGCCGATGCATGGGAATATGCGCAATACGGCGATTACATGCATGAAAACTATAGAGGCGATGAAGAACCTGACTTAGAACAGACCACAGGGCTTCAAACACTTCGCGATAATTTCAATTTACAAAAGCTATCAGAGCACTCAGGCATTCCGGTCGAAGAGCTAAGGAAGCACATTACTGACATGGAGTTACAAGGCTTTCCGCTGATGCTAGGAAATAGCCAAGAGAATCTCACATCAATTAGACAAGATGGTCGACCAAAAGAAGCAGTGCGTATGACCGCACTCGAAGATCTTGATAAACCAGAAAAATACTTAAAGAAAGCAGCAAAAGAGCTATTTGGCAAACGAAAAGATTTTGACGATGTTGAATTAGAAGAAATTGCCGGTCATGCGCATAGTCTTGCATATGATGACTATGTGAACCGAACGTTAAATGCTATGCAATTGCCTGATGAGAGCATTCATAATAAAGTGATGAACCAAGCAGGAAGCAATTGGTTATTTAGACCGTTGCAAAACGTATTTGAGCAAGGTGCTGAATGGACAGGCCATGATATGGGTTCATTCCTCGACAATGCTTATGACGTATTTAAGTCCAAAGGCGAATAACACATGGCCGCAATCTACGATGCTTTAGGCAATGTCATTGGTGACGATGGGCAACCATCGATTGATCAAATGCAATATGAGTTGGCTAAGAATGGAAGGCCAAGCCCTTTAGATAAAGTTACAAATCACTTTAAAAACATAGTGACTCAGTTTAATCCGATCATGATGCCAAAAGTCATGCAGGATACTGGAACAATAGGGCTAAACATAGGTTCATCACTTGTAAGTCCGTATGCCGATATCTTGCATAATGTACAAGCAACAGGCGCTGCTGGTTTGCATCGTCTTGCCGGTGATGAGCAATCAGCATTAGAAGCTGAAGCCAGACAAAGACCGGTGACAATGAGCGGAATGTATCGTGAGCCAATTTTGCCGGTTACTCGTGAAGCCGAACAAGGGCTTGGACAAGCATTTGAAGCATCTAAATTGCCGCCACTTGGGCCAGGTTCAGGCATGCCAGGATCAGCACCTATCTCACCAAGACCGTTGCTTACGCCAAATGACTTACGTGTACTTGGAGCTGAAGCCACACGTATTGGAAGGCAAGTTGGTGAGATACCGACCGACTTTGTAAATGCACAATCAGGCTTGCAACGTATCGATCCAGTAACTGGACAACCAGTACTTGGCGCAAGGATACAAACTGGCGTGGATCGTCTTGGCGATATCATGGAGCAAAGACGCATGCAAGGATTGACACCGATTCCGGGTCTACCTGCCGTATTGCAACCTGAGACTAGCATGTATGCTGTTCGTAAATCAGGTTCAAAGCTCACTACACCCACATTGCCTGAAACTGCAAAAGAGTATGTGCCTGATGTTGATCCTGTAGGCCAAATGCTTAGAGAGATTAACATTGATCCGAATGTGACAAAGCCAACTCCTACAATGCTTGATGAGATCGTTACAGATCAAATTAAAAAGTCGGATAACCCAAATACGGCAATGTCGGCATTTCGGTATTTCCAAGAAGCAAAAGCTCTTGAGATGTTTCCTGATGCACCGAACGGATCTGATGCGCTTATGGCGCTTAAAGTATCGCTTTATGATGACAATGCTCGAAATACAAAGATCAATGAGCTATATGACCAGTTCATTCAGACGCCTGAAGGTCAACAGTTCTTGCCTAATGCAGCGACCACAAGTGAATTAGCTGAACGGCATGAAGCCGCGGTTGAGGGGCTTAAGAACATGTGGGGCAAGTACCTTGTTAAAAATCTAGGTACTGAAGGCAATCCAGCTGTAAAAATGGCAGCACAAGAAGGTCTTACATACTTACCTGCTGATGAAGTTATTGATGCAGCACGAAGCCAAAAGAGCACGGCACGATCTTTTAGACGAAATGCCGGAACACCGATTGAAGGCTCATTTGCAACTGATATAGCAGCTTTACAGCAAGAAATAGAAACACTTAATCTTCCAATCAAGAATGCTGCAAATGCTGAGCAATCGTTACTTGCACAAAGAAACGTTGCTAAAACTCTTGCCGAGCAAGATCCTTCAATGATTGCAAACTTTAAAGATCTTGATGCTTTGCACAAAGAAGCCAAAAAATCAGCAAATAATCTTGTTAAGCAAAAAACCGAGATACAAAAGAAGCTTGACAAATTGATTCTCGCCGATGCATATGAAACGCTTGAAGATGCATCAGTAGCGCCGATCGATGCATCTTCAATGATGGAGAAACTGCCATATGCAGTGCGTCAGTTCTATCCTGATCTTAAAGAAGCTGCTAAGCGCGGTGAGATGTCGTACACGGCTTATCCGGCACCGATGAAAGAAACAGGCATTGTAGATGCTGCTAAGCAGTTCTATGATGATGTGCTTGCAAACAGGATACCAAAAGATAAAGCGCCTACATACCCTGTTGATCGATATATACATGGAATAGCTAAAGAGCGTGTACAAAATGTTCAGAAGTATCGAACTGACGTGTTTAATGACATGAAGTCAGTATCTAGTGCAATCCCTGAGAATAAGCAATTTAATGGCAATGTTGGTGTCATTGAGCTTACGAAAGACACGCCTGAATTTGTTGCAAATAAAGAAGCAGCATTGTCAACCGAAGCTTTAGATATTTGTATTGGTGAAGGTGGCGGAGGTAGTGGCACTAGAAACTTCTTCACTAAGAAGAAAGATCCACGTTGGACACCGATCGTCGACATATTGACAGGTAAGCCAAACCCAAATGCATCTCGGCATACGACTAGTTATGTTCAAGACATTTATAACGGTGGCGAATTGCCAATGTTCCGCGATTTAGAAACTGGCATGCCGATTGCAGCATTACAGTTTATGAAGTCATCAAGTACTGGTGCCAATGGTCAACCTAGATTTAATATTGGGTATGCTTCAGGCGCGCAAAATGGGTTTATTGAGCCTAAGTATATTGATGGAATACGTGACTATTTGAACACAAGAGCTGATGATATAGCAGGCATTGGAGAAAATCTTGAAAAGAATGCCGGAATTTATGACACTAGAAATAAGACTAGCTTAAGCAAGTCAAGATCATCCGCTCAAGTTTCTGCTGATCAGATGAAAGCCGTGGATTGGGATTCAATGCCGCGGTTTATGACAGCAAAAGATATTAAGCAAGCTGTTCAAGGCACAACGTCATTAGCATTTAACCCGTCTAAAGTTGAAGAGCTTAAAACCGTACTAATAAACAATGTTGAAGTTGTGCTTGATGATGCTATGCGCAATTCAAATGTCGATAATCCTGATGCAATCGAAAGAAGATTAGAGACAACTTTTGCTGAAATGCAAGATCGGTTTTTCCCTGCATTCTTAGAGAGACCTCTTACTGCAATAAATGAGTCACTTGATTTCCTTAGAGCTCAGATTCGTAGGAATACAAGTCATGGTTCCGAACCATCATTAGAAATAGCTGCAGCACTTGAAAGCTATGCATCAGAGCTTGAAACAGCTCGTGATGATTTAGTAAGTCAACAACAAAGAGCTCAGCAACTTGCACCACAAGTACCTGCACCACAAGCACCTGCACCACAAACAGCAGCACTAACACCTGCTTCAATGCAACAGCGATTAAACAATGATTGGCAAACTACCGTTGAGAATGCATTGTCAACATCTAATCAACGAGATCGTCTTAATCGAACATTAGAACGTTATTTTATTGAACTTAGAAATAGACACTATTTGCAGAATCCTACAGAATTTGAGATGGATCCTGATATGCATCTTAGTAATGCAATCAATGATTTAACTCAGCAAGTTATTGAGGCTACAAACGCAGGTACAGACT